CAATTTATGCCGGCAACTGCGGCTCAATATGGACTTAAAAATCCAAACGACTTTAACGAATCATCCGACGCGGCTGCGCGAATGTATCGTGATTTGATAAAGGCGAACGGCGGGGACGTGAGCAAGGCGGCAGCAGCTTACAATTGGGGGCAGGGTAATCTTAACCGTAAGGGCATGGGTGCCGCCCCGACCGAAACTCTCAACTACATCAATAAAGTCACTTCAGGCATAGGTGGCGCTTCGCAGGCGGCCGTCGGTGCTGGCGCTGGTCAAGTTGCACAAGGCAACCTTGTGGGTGCCCCCGCGGCCGGTAGCCGGAGCGTGGAAACCCACATTGGTGAAGTCAAGGTCTACACGGCGGCCACGGATGCCAACGGTATTGCCAAGGACATGGGCAAGTCGCTGGATTACCTCTTTACCTCGCAAGCCAATTACGGGTTGACCTGACATGCCGCTTATCCCATTCCCCAGCGTCCCCAAGCTGCCAGGCGTCCCGGCATTGCCGCGGTCGGCCAAGTTCCCCCCAATCGTCCGGGTGGGCCTTGGTTTGCTGCAAGGGATGCTATGGCGCATTTTCCAAGTGCAAACCCGTTGGGGTATTTGGGACAGCAAGGGCAAGCCGCTTGGCGACCCGTCCAAGTTCACCGGCCTGATTGGCAACGCACTGGAAGCCGCCGGCCTGGGCTCCACGTTGTCCACCGGCTCCGTGGATTACTCCAAGGAAACCCGCGTAAGCGACTTCCCGCTTGAGCGGGGCAGCTTTGCCGCCTACAACAAGGTCGAAACCCCGGCGGCGCCGCAAGTAGTCCTTTGCATGCAGGGCAGCGAAAAGAACCGCCGCACCTTCTTGGAAGCCATCGACAAGGCGTGCAAGTCGACGGACCTTTACAGCGTGGTAACTCCGGAAGTGACCTATATCAACTACACGGTCGAACGGTACAACTACGCCCGCCACAATTCCAAGGGCGCGACCCTGCTGATTGTGGAAATCACCCTTAAGGAAATCCGCCAAGTATCGGCGCTTTACACCACGTCCAACAAAGGGCAAGTCGACAAGCCGAAGGAAGCCGGCGCCACGCGGCAAGCGGATAATGGCAAGGTGCAAGCCCAAACGCCCAAGCCTTCCACTCTCAAGAGCATTGCCAACAAATTGCCGGGCCTCGCTGAAAAGGCCGGCAACTATCTCCAAGGGCTGGTGAACTGATGCAAACCGTACCCCTGCAGCCCGTGCCGTCCCAATCGACCAAAGTTGTTTTGGGTGGCCAGAATTGCCAAATTCTCATTTACCAAAAGCCGCAAGGTTGCTTTGTTGATATCAATGCGGACGGCGTCGACATTGTTGTCGGCATCATCGGCCGCGATGCGGTCCCGCTGGTTTGCCGTGAGTACACCGGCTTTATCGGCAATTTGCTTTTCATTGACACGCAAGGTAGCGACGACCCCAGCTATGACGGCTTGGGCTCCCGCTGGTCCTTGGTCTATCTGACGGCGGAAGAAAATGCCCTCATTTGAGAATAAAAAGGCGCTCCGCTTCGTCGTCACGTTGGGTAGTGACAATCCTAAATTTGACGAAGCGGGCTCTGACCAGATCGTCCTGCAAGGCTACCGTGCGACCGCAACTTGCGAAAATGCCGGATGGGTGCAGATGGGCGAACTCCGCGCCGAAATTTTCGGCGTGTCACAGTCAGACATGAACGCGATTACAAGTTACCCGTTACGCATAACGGAAGCTACCCGCAACAAAATTGTGGTTTACGCCATCGACGGCAAGCAAGAAAGCGTAGTGTTCGCCGGGAACATGGTTAAAGCATGGCCCGATTATTCGCGCATGCCCGATGTCTGTTTTCGCATACAGGCGCAAGCCGCATATTCTGCCGCATTGCAAACCGTTGCGCCGCGAAGTTTTAAAGGTGGCGGCGATGTTGCTGACATAATGCGGCAGATTGCGACCTCAATGGGGCTGGTCTTTGAGAATTCGGGCGTTAACGTAAAACTAGCCGACGTGTATCTGGCAAACACAAATTTGGAGCAGGCCCGCGATTTGGCAAAAGCTGCTGGAATTGAGCTTAATATCGAAGGCAACGTCCTCGCCATTTGGCCTAAGGGGTCATATCGGAATGCGTTGATTCCGCTCGTTTCGGCTGACACGGGGCTGGTTGGTTATCCAAGTTTTGACGGAACATTTCTGCGATTCGACACGTTATACAATCCGTCATTCATAACCGGCGGCCTAATTCAAGTTGAAAGCGACAACCTTGCGGCAAAAGGTCAATGGCAGATTTTAAAAATGGCGCATCGGCTCGAATCCGAAAAGCCGGGCGGCGCTTGGTTTTCCTCAGCAGTTGGAGTGGCTCTAAATTATTATGTCCAAAACCGTTAAAAATCCAAATGGGTTGATGCCATTGCAAGCGGCGCTTGGTGAATTTGATCGCATCGCCTTCATGGTGCAACAGGCGCTAGGGAAGATGCAAACCGCGACCCTGGTCCGCATTGAGTCTTGCACGAATGCGGGCGGCCTGTCCCCCGTGGGCTATGTCGACGTCACTCCGCTGGTCAACCAATTGGACGGCCAAGGCAACCCAACGCCCCATGTGACAATTTACAACGTACCCTATTTCCGGCTGCAGGGCGGCGCCAATGGCATCATCATTGACCCGCAAAAAGGGGACATAGGCGTCGCCGTATTCGCCAGCCGGGACATTTCGCAAGTCAAGACCACCAAGAAGCAGGGCAACCCCGGGAGCCATCGCCAATACAGCTTTGCCGACGGCATGTACCTTGGCGGCATGCTCAACGGCACCCCGACGCAATATGTCCAATTCAGCGCCGCGGGCATCAAAATTCATTCCCCGGTCGCTGTGGTGCTGGACGCCCCCGATATCCAATTGAATGCGGCTACTGTGGAAATCAACGGCACCACGTCGACCACGGTCACGACGCCAATTTTTACGGTCAACGGGGATGCTGTAGTCAACGGGCATACGACCATGGCCGGGGGAATAGCCCAAACCGGCGGCGGGGCCGCTTCGTTCTCCGGCTCCATGACAGTAACCGGCGACGTGACAGCACAGGGCACAAGCGTTCATAATCACGTTCACGGGGGAGTTCAACCCGGGGGCGGTAACACAGGGGCGCCGGTATGACGCAGTACAATACGCTTTTGCTAGATCAATCGGCCTGGGATTTGGTCATTGACAGCGCCGGTAATATTGCCATGGCGACGCCCCCCTACGCCCTCGCTCAAGACGTTGCAAGCGCCGTGCGGCTCTTCCTGGGGGAACTTTGGTACAACACGCCCAAAGGCATTCCGTACTTTGAAGACGTGCTTGGGCACTTGCCGCCGCTGTCATTGCTTACGGGCTACATGGAACAGGCAGCGTTGACGGTTCCCGGCGTCGTGTCGGTACAGGTTATAATATCGGAATTCTCAGGCCGTGAGATTCGCGGCGAAGTCCAATTTATTGACGAAACGGGGGCCGCAAGTGGCGTCACCTTCTAGCGTGCCAAAAATTCAATTTACGCCCGCGGGTTTGGTTATCCCGGCAGAAGCTGACATTTTAGCCGGCGTGCAAGCTGACATGAATGCCGCGTTTGGTGGCGGCTTGAATCCGGGCCTTGAAACTCCCCAAGGGCAACTTGCTTCCAGCCAAGCCGCGGTAATCGGGGACAAGAACAACGAAGTCGCCCTTGCCGTGAATCAGGTCGACCCGCAATATGCCGACGGCCGCTTCCAAGATGCCATTGGTCGAATTTACTTTTTGACCCGCAAGCCGGCCACTTCGACCGCGGTACAGGCCACTTTGACGGGCATAAGCGGCACGGTTGTTCCGGCCGGCACCCTGGCGCAAGATACCGACGGCAACACCTACGTCAACGCGGGCGACGTGACCATCGGCATTACTGGCACCGTCATTGCTGAATTCCAGAATGCCGCGACGGGGCCAATTCCATGCGCGGCCGGTACGCTTACGTCGGTCTATCAGGCAATCCCCGGATGGGACGCAATCACCAACGCGGCCGACGGCGTCATGGGCTCCGATGTTGAAAGCCGGGCGGACTTTGAATACCGCCGGAAGAATTCGGTCGCGCTGAATGGCAAGGGCACGCTTGGCACTATTTACGCCACGGTCTACAACCTCGCCAACGTGCTTGACGTGTACGCCATTGACAACCCGGCGAACACCACGGTCAACACTGGCGTTACCAATTACCCAATGGCCGCGCACTCGGTCTATGTGGCCGTCGTTGGCGGCGTCGATGCTGATATTGCCGCGGCCATTTGGAGCAAGAAGGATTTGGGGTGCGATTACAACGGGAACACTTCCGTTACCGTCAAGGACAATAGCGGCTATAACTTCCCCCAGCCGACCTATACGGTCAAGTTTGAGCGGCCGGCGGCGTTGCCAATCAAATATGCAGTCAACATAGTTAATGACTCGACGCTACCTTCCAATATTGTTGCGTTGGTCAAGGCGGCAATCATTGCCCGGTTCAATGGCGTCGACGGTACTAACCGGGAGCGCATCGGGTCTTCAATTTTTACAAGCCGCTACTATGCCCCGGTTTCCGCCGTTACGACCAATGTGGCCGTCGTGTCTATTTTGATTGGCACCAGCACGGCTACGCTTACAAAAGTTGACGTTGGCGTAGATCAAGCGCCCACATTGTCCGAAGCTGACATTACGGTGAACCTCGTATGATTGACGTCGAACGGACGATTATTTCGCAGTACGGGAACAGCGCGACCATTACGCAATTGGTCCGCAATATGAATACGTACTTGGACCCGCGGGCGGACTTCGACACGTTCTACGACTTCGTTTGGAATGTTGAAACGGCCCAAGGCTTCGGCCTGGATATTTGGGGGCGCATTGTCAATATCAAGCGTGAATTGCTGATACCCGACGCCCCCAATTACTTCGGTTTTAGCGACGCGTTGCCTGGCTCCTACCCGTTCAACGATCAACCGTTTTACGATGGCACGCCCCCAGCAACGCAAATTTACCGGATGGGCGACGCTGCTTATCGGCAATTGATTTTAGTTAAAGCCCTGGCGAACATTTCAGCCACGAATGCGCCGTCGCTAAATCAACTTTTGCAAAATATGTTCGCCGGCAGCGGGCGTTGCTACGTCAACGATTTGGGCAGCATGACCATGCGGTATACGTTTGAGTTCTTGCTAACTAATTACGAATTTGCGATTATGACGCAATCAGGGGCACTACCAAGGCCCGCGGGGGTCGGTGCTATACTTATCACAACCGACATGCCAGTGTTTGGCTTTTCGGAAGCCGGGATAGGTTCGGCGGCTCCGTTTGGCCAAGCCCCATTTATTCAGGAAGGTGCCACAAATGCAGCTAATTAACGCCCCGGGCAAACTGGTTTTGCCATTCGCCACCAGCGGCGCCAAAAACACAATCCCGGTCGCTTCGCAAATTGGTATTGTGGCTGGCGCCGCGTCGCTCACCGACGGCTTCCCGCCACTGACTCGTACCCCCTTGGCCGCGGGCGGCACGCCGCCGTCAGGGCTGGACATGAACGGGATTATTTACGAGTTGTCCGCCATTCTCCGCTGGGCAAATGCTGGCGGCGGTTACATTTACGACGGCACCTTTGCTGCGGATAGCAATGTGGGCGGTTACCCGAAGGGCGCCCGAGTGCTGCGCTCAGACGGGGTCGGGTATTGGCTAAATACCGCCGACAATAACGTCACGGATCCGGAAGGTGCGGGCGCCGTAGCCGCTGGCTGGGTTCCTGACTTCACGAATGGGGTCGCCGCGGTCACAATGACTGGATCCAACGTTACGTTGACCGCTTTGCAATACGGCAAGCCTATCATTGTCATTTCAGGGCTACTTACCGCAAGCCTGAATTTGATTTTCCCGAGCATTGCCGGGGAATGGACCGTTATCAACAACACGACCGGCGCGTTTTCTGTTACCTGCAAGACGGCGGCCGGAACTGGCGTCGTCGTTAATTCCGCGCAAGCAATCGTTGGGGACGGAACCAACATTTACAGCGCGGTCAACGACGCCATTTCGTTGCTTGGCGAAAACGTAGCGCACGCCGCTGGAACTGCTGACGCCCTGACGGCCGCATTTACTCCGGCGCCGCACTTCTGGCCCGACGGCGTCCCCTTTTTCGTCCGTGCCGCAAGTGCTAATGCCACGACGACCCCAACCTTCACCCCGAACAGCGGGACTCTGACGGCTAAAACAATTGTCAAGGGCGCCAATGGTGCTTTGGTTGCCGGAGATATTGCCGGCGCCGGCCATTGGTTAGTGCTGCAATATGACGCTACGCTTGACGAGGTTGTTTTGTTAAATCCGGCCACGGGGATTGCTGCCATATCCGGAACGCCGCCCGTCGTTGGCAGTACCCGGAATGCTTTGATGCAGGTAAGTACCGCGTCCGCGTCCGCTACTTTTACTGCCGACGAGGTGGTCGTCGCGGCGGCTTTGGGCGGTACGACCTACCGGCTCGCGATCTACTCCCAGGTGATCAACTTGGCTACCACTGGTGCGGGCGGTATGGATACCGGGGCCGCCCCTGCGTCAGGCTTTGTCAGCCTTTACGCTATCGCAAAAGCGGACGGGACGAAAAATATCCTCGCGTGTGCCGTTGCCACGTCGACCGATTCCGTGTACTCGGGGGCGAACATGCCCGTCAATTACGTGACCTCTGCCCTCATTGGCATTTGGCCGACGAACGGGTCGAGCCAGTTTATACCGGGGCGAATCGCTGACCCGCTCGGTAGGAAATTCCAGTATCAAACATACCCCGCAATATTTACGGGTCGCGCGCAAATCTCGACGTACACCTCGCAATCGGTTTCCGCCGCCGTACCTGCCGCCGCGAAGTATTTTTCCACGCTATTCACTGGCACGTATGTCGGCGGAATTTTATTTGGCGCATCCGCCGACGCAACGGGCACAGGGGCAAAAACGGTAGCGGCCTACGGCCAAACCGGACCGGTCGTTATGCCCGGCGGCGCAGCCTCGGACAACTGTGGCGCGATTTTGACGGATTGCCCCCTAATTACCCCACAAACTGCATACATGATTGCGTACCAAGTCGGCGGCAGCTCGGTCATTGCAATGTACATTTCCGATTTCTCTTGGTAAGGATACCCCATGCCCTATATCCTAAACACCCAAACCGGCGCGGTTACGTGGCACGATCCCGCCGAAAACTACCAACCCAAAGCCGACGAAATCGACGTAGGCGCGTCAATGCCTGCCCCCTCGCGGCAATCGGTCGTCGCCAAAGTTTGGCAAAGCATCAAGGCCGAGCGTGACCGCCGCAAGGTCGGCGGCGTCAAGGTCAAAGTCGGCACGACCAACAAATGGTTTCATTCCGACGACGGCTCCCGCATTCAGCAAATTAGCCTTGTCATGATGGGCGCCAGCATTCCGGCCGACCTGCAATGGAAAACCATGGACGGCAGTTTTATTACCATGACCCAAGCAGTCGCCCAAAGCGTCTTTGCTGCCGCTGCTGCCAATGACCAAGCAATTTTTGCCGTTGCCGAAGGGCACCGGGTCGCCATGGAAGCCAGCGCGGATCCGGCGGTCTACGACTACTCCACCAACTGGCCGGCAATCTTCGGGGAGTAACCGCCGTGCGCGTCCTCTTCTGCACTTCAAAATTACCGGGGGCAGCCATCATTCGGGCGGTTACTTGGTCCGATTGGAGCCACGTCGCCATAATCGACGGGGAAGAGGTCATTGAAGCCACATGGCCCGCAGTTCGCGTTGTCCCCCTGGCGGACGTTCTCGCCAAGCATAGCAGCTTTGTTGTGGCCGACATTCCCTGCCAAGACCCGGCCGCGGTCATTGCCGCAGCCAGCTCCCAAATCGGCAAACCCTACGACCTTACGGCCCTCTTCGGCATGCTTGCCCGCCGCGATTGGCAAGAGGCCGACGCCTGGTTCTGCTCCGAGCTGGTGGCTTGGGCATTCCAGCAAGGCGGGTCGCCCTTATTCCGCCCGGAAGCCCTCTACCGGGTCACTCCGCAACACCTATGGATGATTGCAAAATGACGACGGCTCTTTGGTTCACCTTGTACGTCTACGTTTTCTGGCTGCTTTTCTTGGCGGTCATGGCACTTAAATCGTGCTGGGGCGGCCTTCACGTAATTACAAAAATTCTTGCGGTCCCTGGTGTTTTGGTTGCGTTCGCAATCGACGTGTCGTTCAATTGGTCATTTGCAATTGTCATATTTTTGGACAGGCCACGGGAAGCAACTTTAAGCCAACGCATGGGGCGATATAAGGTCGCGGGCTCAGGCTGGCGCTATTGGTTGGCAATCAGAATTTGCGGGTATCTTTTGGACCCCTTTGAAGTCGGCGGCCATTGCCGTCGGTAATATCAACCCAAACCAAGTGAGTGAGCGCCATGCCCGAAGAAAAAAAAACGTGCAACGTTCCCCCGGAATATTGCCCCCACGTAGCCGAAGCCGCCGACACGGCTGTTAAAAAGGTCTTCGCCATTCTTGGCGTCGACGTCGACGTCCCCAAAGAGGTCGAACAGTTCCGCGAAAATCTCCGCTTTGGCGCCAGCATGCGCCGGGCCGCTGATAAGGGCATGTTGGCAATCATCGGCGCCATTGCGGTCGGTGCCCTGGCCGCACTGTGGGCCGGTATCGTTTCTTCCATCGTAAAGGGGCATTAACCATGCGACACCGTTCATTTTTCCTGCTGGTGGGCACTTTGGTTGCCGCCGGCTTTTCCTTCTACAGTGACCCCGACAGCGGCCTGTCGACCCTCTTGGGCGGCTTGGCTATCGCGCAAGGGGTTTGGGCTGTGGCCGCCGCACATTTGGGGCGCAAGGCCCTGACGGATTACCCGGAAGCCGACCAACGCCGCTTGTTCGCCAAGGCCGCAGAAGACCCCGTCGGCGCCGGGCTGGCGCTTATTGCCCTGGCAATCGTGTTTGTCGGGCTGCTGCTGGTCTTTGCGCCCCGTGCCCATGCCGACACCTTGCCGGCCGGCTTCGCCACGTATGGCCCCGTTCTGAAAGCCGAACAGGCCAAATATTGGGCCGACCATCCGGATCCGGCAATTTTGGCCGCCCTGGTTGAGCAAGAGTCGTGCACCAGCTTGAAGTCGCCGCGATGTTGGAACCCGGCGGCCCGGCTCAAATCGGCACGCGAAGAGGGCGCCGGCATGGGGCAAATTACGCGGGCTTACCGTGCCGACGGCTCCTTGCGCTTTGACGCCCTGGCGGGGCTCCGGGGCCAGTACGGCGCGGACATGGCAGGCTTGTCTTGGGATACCGTCTATCAACGCCCCGACCTGCAATTGCGGGCCTTGGTTCTCATGTCCCGGGATGCCGCCCGAACGTTCCGCGGGGCGCCTGGCTGGCTGGCTTTCGGGGACGCTGGATACAACGGCGGCGTCGCTGGCGTCCAAAAGGAGCGGCGGGCTTGCAAACTATCCGAAGGATGCGACCCGGGTCAATGGTTTGGGCATGTGGAAGCGCATTGTCTCAAGTCCCGGCAACCCATTTACGGCAACCGTTCGGCGTGTGACATTAACCGGGAGCATGTCCGCAATGTGCTTTTGGTACGCCGGGCCAAGTACGTCGGGGCCATGTCATGAACCGCCTTGTCGGCATGATTACGGGCAACCCGGCGACGTTGCTGTACCTTGTGGCCGCGGCGTTCGTCATTGGGCTATCATCCGGCGCCGGGGGTGCGTGGTGGGTCCAAGGGCTACGCCTCGACGCCGTGCAAGCTGAATACGACGGCTTTGTTGCCACAACCAAGGCCCAAGGGGAAGCCGCCAAGAAACTGGCGGACGCTACGGCCGCCGAAGACAAACGGAAAAAGGAGAGTTCCGACCATGAATATCAAACAACTATTGCCAGCCTTCGCGCTGATGTTAAGCGCATGCGCGACGCCCGTGCCGGTAGCCGTTTCGTGCCCGCCGCCCCCGCCGGTTCCCGACGTGTTGACCTCGCCTGTTTCGACCGGGCCGAGCTTGAGCGAACGATACGAGACTTTGATACAGCAATTCAAGGACTCGTTGACCAAGGCAGCGCGGACGCCGTAGGGCTTAACGTGGCGCGGGAATGGGCGCGCAACCAGTGAGCCGATATCAATACTGCCGACTTTGCGACCGCCCATTCCCGCAAGGTAGCGGAAAATGCCCTCATTGCGGGGCAGTTCTTTGTCGGTCATTTTGAGCCACCTTTCGCAGGCCTGAATGTCCAATGCTGAACATCACCACAAAACCGGCATGTTGCCGTGATACGCACCTTGCCGGACGTAATCCACTGATGGCCGCATGATCCGCGTGGATTCAATCCGATTTTATGCTTGCCTAGTTTCATTATCTACCTCTAACAAGCCATTCTCTAGGCTCACAATTCAACTCCAGCACGTTGTCAGCGTTGCGCTTCAATGTCACAGTGACGACTTGAAACTCATTCTGCGGCGGCTTGCAGTCGATTACCGATGCAATTTCCGTGTTGTATTTCTCCCGCTGCCAATGCCCTAAGACGAAGCATGCCGCCAACCAGACGGCGAGGGCTGCCGCAAATATTTTACGCATTGCGCGCCCTCCGATTGTTAATCATCGCCTTGATGACTTGGCATATGGCATCACTGGCATTTTCAGCTTGCACCAATATGGCATTATTTACGCGGTAAAGCCCCGCACTAACTCGTTGCGCTTTCATTCGTCAGCACTCCTATCTAAAAATAAACGGTGCGCCGCCCGCATGCCCGTAACGCCGCCGCCGTTCGCCTGGTAAACCGTGACCATTTCGGCGGCCACATCGTCGGGCAAAAGCTCCGGGCTTTTAGGTGCTGCCGGTAACGTCGGCTCGCTACCATGCTTTGCGATCCATAAGGCTTGTGCGCCTCTTCGACATGCTGGCGGCTCGGGATCATTTACGTCCCAAACTAACCCGCATGGCGCACAGTGCATTTCATCACCGTGGCGGCGAGCGTTACAGTGATGCGCCTTTGACATTTTTCCGCCACTCCTTGTACCAAGGGGCCATATAGATTGCGGAACGGGTCAAGCCAACCTTTTGCGCGGCGGCGTAGGGGGTCATTCCCTGTTCCGTTACCAGCTTGCGGGCCTTGACCATTGCGGCGGATTCGCGGGCGGCCATTATTCAACCCCCAGCAGTTCGACAAGCTGGCAAGGGCTGGCGCTGGCCTGTTCCGGGACCGGAGTGGGCATCGTTCCAACCGACGAAGGCATAGGCGGCCAGTATCAAGAGAATTACGCGCATGGTGCGGGCTCCTTTAAAGTTCAACATAACTATTTCCAAGCGCCGTTTTTATGGCGGCGACAAGGTCTTTTTTGCTGCCAGATTTGTCGCAAAGTTCGATTATTTCCTGAATCAATTGCGCCCTAAATTCGCTTTGTTCAAGCGGCTTTTCCATTTCCGCTTCGGTCGGACGGGCCAGACGGTCGGCCAATTCGTCCGCCAGGCGTTCGCAACGGGCCATAAGTTCCAATTCGACCGGCGTCCGCATAATTGACGGTTCGCAATCAAGCGACCGGATTAAGTGGTCGTCGTCCATGTTTGCCATAAGGCTGGGATAAAGTGTAAGCATGTGCCAATTATAGATAAATTATTTAACGCCTGTCAACGTATAAAATCCAACGTCTTTTAACATCGCTTCGGCCTTGCCCACGTACCACGCATAATCAATATCGTCCGGGAATTCGTCCGGCAACGTCATGCACGGCGTCGCCCCGTAGCTTCCGCCAACAAGGTTGCCGTTGCTGGCATAGACGATGGGGCCAGGCGCTTGCGTGCTGTAGTACCAGCGCACCACCTTTCCCAAATACTCCGGCGTTTGCTGGGCAAAGCAACTTTGGTACGCTGTGGCCGCGTCCGTCACGCTGTCGCCCTTGCGCCACTTGCGGCCCTCTTTGACCCAGCCGTTGGCGGCCAGGGTGCCGACCATGTCCATGACCCGGGCGCCCTTGCGCGGCCCTTCGCCCCACATTTTGATGCCGCCCCCGTTGACCTTCTGGATGGTTACGAATTTGGTAATATCCCGGCATGCGGCTATGGTGTAGTCGACTGGCACGCCCTTTGCCAAGAATTCGGCCACGGCGTCCGCGCAAATCTCGACGTCGGGGTTCTTTTTTTCCACCAAGCCGGCCTTGGCATATTCACCCTTGCGCTTCACGTCGTCCGGGGTCTTGATAGCGAAATAGTTGTTCACGTCCCGGGCGTAAATGGCGACGTAATCGTCCGTTTCCATTTCCAGCCCTGTGCGCTTTTCCCATTCAGCAATTAGGGCTTCCGATATGTGGAGCTTGTCCCGCGGGCAGTTCACCACAATGCCGTCGGTATTGGCTGAAATGACCGGGACGCCGTAAAGTTCGTGCCATTCAATCAGCATCAAAAGGGACAATTGGCCGGTCAACGTGGTTTGAATCAACATTTCAGGGGCAAAAAGTACGCTGTACGGGCTCCCGGTCTTCCCAAAGGTGCCATTAATCATGATCTTGCCGCCCTCGTTGCCGACCTTGGCTTCCTCATATTCCGGGCTGCTTGTGTCCCCGGCCTTCTTCAATTCGCCTTGAAGTGACTTTGCGGCCAGGCGGTCCAACTTAATGGCGTCAAATTCCCGAATGAAGGCGTCGCCCAAGGCCGGCGGCCATGCTCCGGCGTTGACCATCAAATTGGGGTAATAGCTGGCAACGTCCGGCATGCGGATTTGGTGCGTTTCGCTGCTGACAGCGACTAGCCTTTTTTCCTGGGAGTGCAAGCCGCCGATGCCCATTTTATAGACCGACCCGCCAAGTTTAATTTCCAGCCCGTCAAGCTGTGGCGGCATGGCGACGGTGCCCTTGGCGTCAAGCTGGAAAATGGATTGCTGCACCAGTTCAAGCGCCCTTTGCAATTGGGGCGACGCGTAGGAAATGAACGCCGGCACCTTGTACCGAAATTTCAAGTTCCAATCAATTTCCGGCTTGAAGATGCGCCGCCCCGTGGCCTGTTCGCATCGGCGCTTCAATACGGCTTCCGCGACTTGGGCATCGGACTTGCTCCGAAGGTCCAACCCGTACCGCTTGCCCAAGGCTTCCCGCTGGTGAATTTGTGGGGCCAGGGCATCAAAGAGGGCTTCCAGCACGGCAAGGTCGTTTTCGCAATACGTGTCGACCTCCACAATCTCCGCTTCCGTGACATAGTGGCCCGGGTCATACGGCAAGTCGCGCATGGTCTTACAGTGAATCCGGCCGGCGTATTGCTTTTGGGAGCCGACGCCGGGCGCCACTTCCATTACGTCGATATGGTCTGCGGGACGCCACTCCGGCAAGCCAAGTTCCCAAGGCTTCACCTTTTCAACGATGATACGGTCGTTAAGCCATTTCAATTGCTCCGCGGTGTAGCCGGACAGCGCCGCGGTAATCATGGGGACGTCGTAATAGTTGCCGTTGAAGCTGACGGAACAATAGGCGTCGAACAGTAGCCGAATGCGGGCCGCGGTCACAAGGTTAAATGCCTGGCCCGCCCGGAGCCGGAAGCCATAGACCGGCGCCCCAGCTCCACGGGGGCGGAACTTAAGCAACCAATAGTTGGGAAAACACTCAGTGTCGTAGAAAGCGACGGGGCGGGCCGCAGTGGCTGGTGGGGGCGGCGCAATCACAGCAGCCCCAATTCATTCAGCCGGCCGCGACGTTCGCAACCCTCGACGCGCACGGTGCCCCAAGCCATGAACCACGCCCGGCCGTTATGATCGTGGGCGATATTCAAAGCACGGTCGACGTCGGCCAATGCTGCCCCGTGGAGTTCATAGGGGCCAGCCATCAAGAAAGTACGCCCCGCGTCGATTGCTGAAACGTAGTACGGGCCGGGGGCGGTATCAGGAGTTCCAATTATTTGCATTTTTCTTTGCTCCGGTTCGTTGAGTTGATGGACGAAGTATAGATAAATAATTTACCTATGTCAACACCCGATGCAAAGAAAAATGCCCGACCCCGAAGGGCCAGGCGGTTGCGTTAAGCCAGCATCAAGCCGTTTTGCACAAGCTGGGCGTCGGACCAGCCGGCGGCGACGTAGGCTTCATAGGTCACGCCTTGGGCGTTGGCCGTCATTTGGCGCACAGGAATTACCGGAGCGGGCGGCGGTGCCATGGGGGCGGCAACTGGCGGGGGAACCTGCACAAAGCCCGGGTTAGGAGTAACCGGGATGGGCGCAGGCGCACCCGGGGCAGGGGCGTAAGGCATCGGCACAGAACCAGCGGGCGCCAAAGGGGCTGGAGCAGCCCCCGGGATTTGCGGAACGCCAGGAAGCGCCGGGGGTGCGTATGCGGCCGGAGCGGCGGCGGGGGCCTGGGGCATCGGGATTGCGCCGGCCGGCGGGGTCATGCTGGCACCAGCGGGCAAAGCCGATTGGCCGAAACCAGCCGAAGCAACGTCGGGGCCAAAGGAAATTTCCGGACCATAGGCGCGGAAGCAAACCATGGAATGATTGATGTAGACGCCCGGCTGGCTTTGCGAACCATTGCCGTCGACGCTAAATGCAACCTCCACGAAATAGCCCGGCTTGCAGAAGTCTTTTTGCATGACTTGCACATAGCCGGCGCCTTCCTGCTGGTACACCTTCGGAGCAAAGCCGCCGGAGAATTTCAGAATCCAATGGCCGCGCCAGCCTTCGTTATCGCACGGCTTGCGACCCTTCTTGTTCGGGATCTGGCTGTCGCCGTCTTCGATCTTCCACGCGAAGGCCGGGGATTGGGCGGCGTTCGGAAATGCCTGATTGCCGACGTTCCAGATTTGTTGCCCCCAAGGCGTATGCGCCCAATGCGGTTCCGCACCCTTCGGGATAGCCAGGGCGAAGAAGTAGTTGACGCGGGGCTTGCCGGCGTTCAGGCCGGTCTTGACGACCAGCGGCTTGCCTTCGGCGTCCGTGGTGCTGGGGTCATACAGCGAACCCATGACGATGCGGCCGACGGGGGAAGTAATGTTGACTTTCTGTGCCATGTTGCGGGCTCCTTATTTCTCGGACTTGGTTGTGGACTTCGCGGGCTTGACGTCCACGACGGGGGTTTCCGTGCTGGCCGGGGTTTCCGTGCTGGCCGGGGTTTCCGTGCTGGCCGGGGTTTCCGTGCTGGCCGGGGTTTCCGTGCTGGCCGGGGTTTCATCGGCAACGAACGCGGGGAAGCGGCCGCGAATCATGCCATGTTCACCACGCGCCCAAAGGTTACGAAACACCCCGGCGTCGCCTTCATCTGCCAAAGTGGCCGCGAATGCTTCGGCTTCCGCGTCGGTCTTCTTAATTTCCATTCTGCATACTCCTTAGTTTCTGTTGCAATTGGAAAGCCAGGCTGCCATCCGTGTGACTATTGAACGCTCGACACGCTGCCAGCTTTCCTCATGGTCGCTTTTGCGAGCAATCGAATTTGGGACTGCGTCGAGAACTTGGTGAACTTGTTCGATTTCATCGCCTCGACTTTCGGCCAAAACTCGCGCTGATTGCGTGCGCGAACTTTCGTCGGCTAACTTTTTTTCGAGTTCAACAATTCGCGCTTGCGCCGCTTTAAGCTGCGTCAATACCGCTGGGGACTTTGCCATCATCTACACCTTTCCTAGTTTGTGGTGCCGAAGACGCGACGCGCATCGGCGGGATTATCGGGAACCAACTTTATAGACCCCAATGGAGTGATACTGTAAGCCTTAATGACGGCTTCGTCAACACCCGACTTTAATGCTTGCTTCGGGGTCTTGACGCCAGGCTTTGAAAGGTCGACGCCCATGAGCGAACCCATGGCAAGCACTTGGTCGACGGGCATGGTCCATTGCTGGCGACCGTAGCCTTGTTCCGCACGGTGCCAGGGTACGGAATGGCCTTGGCGAATGTAGACGGCCACGGTTTCCCGCATGCCCTCGACGCGGGCTTGGAGCCTTTCAAGGGACCGTTCCAGCATCTTCAATTCAAGGCTTGCGGCGGCCGGCGGTAATTCCACGGGCGAAGACTTTACGGCAAATTCCGCGTCGTGGTACGCCGCCTTTTGCAACGCTGGGCACGCATGACGGCCGGGGCAATCTCCGCACTCTGAATTTGTCACGGCGGGCGGATTGGGCGCCAAAGCAACGGCCGCGGCGCCGGTCAATAAATTGATGTGGCCGCGAAGGTCCGACGCCAAAATTGACCAAGTGCGAACCGGGGAACCCTTGTAAAAGCATCGGGGCTGAATGACCGTAAAATTAACTTTGCAACGCTGGTCGAACAGCCCCGCGCCCTCTTTGAACTTTTCCGCCAGCGCATCCACAATGCCGGCGATATACGCAACGCCCTGGTCATTTTCGTATTCATCGACAAAGCGGTGGCCGAATTTGTAGTCGATGACTTCCAGCACCAGCGGCGCCGCGGAGAATGCCCAAATGTCCGGCGTGCCCCAGCATTGCGGATGAATGCACGGAATGGCGACGGGCTCTTCAACCCGCGGCGCCCCGAAGCGTTCGGCGGGCATGCGGGCGCGGACGGTTTCGACAACCAGTTCCCCGCCTTCGATCATTTCGTCGGTAATGAAAACACCATTGGGGGCTTGCATACCTTCAAGCACCGGACGCCCCGCCAGCATTTCAGCAAAGACCCAATGGGCCGCGTTACCTTCCAAACTCTCCGGCGTGTCCGGTTGCGGGTAAGCCTGGTTCATGGCGACCCAAAGGCCGCACAGTTTCCAAGCCCCCGCGCCCGAAGGTGGAAGGATTGAATGGGCGCCGCTCATTGCCGGGCAGCAATCAAGGCGTCGATATGGGCCGCAACTTGGGCCACAAGGTCAAGACGGTTTGCCAACAGGGGCAGCGCGGGCACGCCAGCGGCGGCACAGCATTGCGTTATTTCGGCTTGCGTCACCTTGCCCGCCTGGATTGCGGCGGACGCACGGCCAACCAGCGCAACAAATTGGGCGCGGGCATCGGCGGGCACTTCACCAGCCGGGGCGGCTGGTGCAACCGCAGGCGCAGGGGGCGCGGTAACTTGCGGCGCGGGAACCGCTGGGGCCAAAGGGGCAGCGGGGGCGGCTCCCATGACTTGGCGCAATTCTGCTTCAACAGTGGCAACCAGCGCCGGGTCGACGCCACGCTTGGCCGTCCACGAACCGTCCGCGTTCTTGCGCTTGGTGCCGGCGTGAATCCGGTTATCCCACGGTAAGCCGTGCTTGTCCAAATCAACGCCGCCGACAGGGCTCCCGGGAAGGGGTGCAGCAATCGGCACCGCGTTCACGGTCGTCGGTGCAGGGGGTGCGGGGACGGTCGGCGTCGCGGGCAAAATAGCTGCCGGAATAGCCGCGGGGGCAATCGGCAACGGAGCGACAGCCGCAATAGAGGGGGCAGCGGTCGCCCCAAGGGGCAAAGGGGCTGTGGGCACTCCGAAGGCCGCGGCGGCTTCGTCCGGTTTGCCAAAGGCGCTTTCCGGCAAGGTGCTTTCGTGGTCGTGTTGCAACACCGCCAATTCATCGACGACCGGGGCAGTAGTAGCAGCGCCAGCAGCTACCGGCGCCGCGTGCGTGTGAGCGTGAATTTCTGCAACAGCATGACCGCCGCCGCAAGTACCGGCGCAAGCCTTGCCAGGGTAAGCCAGAATGAACCCGGCGACGGCTTCGCGTTGTTCTTGCGTGAGGGCCGCGGGGTCGACGTTGATTTGCATTGTCATGTTGAAACTCTCCTTAGAAAATGATTGACTGCGGGAACTACTGTATTCGATAATGACGCCATCGTCAACAGGGTAGATAAAAATGATTTTGAACTTGGATTGCCGCCACGGCCTTGCGATGCTCCCGGACAACAGCGCCAACGCTCGATTGGAGGCCGCCCGCAATGCCGCCGGTTGAACTTCGCCCCTTCCAAGCCGAACTTGAGCGCCGCGTGTACGAAGCCTGGAACGCTGGCGCGACCAACGTAATGCCCGTGGCGGCCACGGGCTCCGGTAAAACCGTCCTTCTATCAAAGGTGCTTTATGATGAACCGGGCGCCTCTATCGCCATCGCGCACCGGCAAGAATTGGTAAGCCAAATTTCTATTGCGCTGGCCCGTAACGGCGTGCGCCATCGTGTTGTCGGCGCCAAGAAGGGGTCGCCGCTGATTCGCGTTATCAGCGCCCTACAGGTTGCGGAGCTTGGCTATTCGTTCTTTGACCCGAACGCGAAGACCGGCGTCGGCGGCGTTGATACCGTCATACGCATGGACTCTTCCGACCCGTGGTTTAAGCAAGTGCGCTTGCAGGTCCAAGACGAAGGGCACCACGTTTTGAAGGCCAACAAGTGGGGCTTGGCCGCCGCACTGTTCCCAAACGCCCGCGGCATGTTCCCCACGGCCACACCGCGGCGGGCGGACGGCAAGGGGCTGGGGCGGCATGCTGACGGGCTGGTCGACTCAATGGTATTGGCGCCTTCCATGCGGGACATTATCAACATGGGGTATCTGACGGATTACCGCATTTTTGCGCCGCCGTCCGACCTTGACCTATCGGCCGTGGCACTGAGCCAGGCGACCGGGGATTACAACGCGGACCAGCTACGCAAGGCGGTCCACAAGTCCCATATTACCGGGGACGTGGTGGCGCACTATCTCAAGTTGGCGCCGGGCAAGCTGGGCGTTACCTTTGCCGTCGACGTGGAAGCGGCGACCGAGATTGCCGCGGCGTTCCGTGCGGCCGGCGTGTCCGCGGAAGTGGTAAGCGCCAAGACCCCGGACGCCTTGCGGGCTCAAATTCTCCGGCGCTTCAAGGCTAGGGAGGTGCTGCAACTCGTGAATGTGGATTTGTTCGGGGAAGGCTTCGACCTGCCAGCAATTGAGGTCGTGAGCTTCGCCAGGCCGACGGAGTCCTTCGCGCTATTCTGCCAGCAGTTTGGGCGGGCCTTGCGCTTGATGCTATCCAAGGAAGCCGCGGCCGTGCATGCCCACATAACGGACGAACAGCGGCGGGCGGCGATTGCGGCCAGCGATAAGCCGGTCGCCTTCATCATTGACCACGTCAACAACGTACTCCGGCACGGGCTCCCGGACGCGCAACAGGAATGGTCGCTAGACCGCCGGGACCGCCGGAGCAGCGGCAAGTCGGACGCCGTCCCAATGCGGGTTTGCGTCAACCCGGAGTGCATCCAACCCTATGAACGCGTCTACAAATGCTGCCCGTATTGCGGCAACTACCCGCCCCCGCCAAGCCGAAGCGCCCCGGAGTTTGTCGACGGTGATTTACTGGAACTGGACGCCGAAACGCTGGCCGCCTTGCGCGGGGAGATTGCCCGCATTGACGGCGACCCGGTCATTCCCTACGGCGCCGGCCCGGAAGTCGTCGGGGCTGTCCGTCGTCGGCATTGGGAGAGGCAGCGGGGGCAAGCGGCCTTGCGGAACGTCATTGCCTGGTGGGCGGGTCTTGAGAATGCCCAAGGCCGCGGGGAATCGGAGAGTTACCGCCGCTTTTATCATCGCTTCGGGGTCGACGTTGCCAACGCCCAAACGCTCAACGCCAAGGAGTCGTCGGAGCTTGCGGAGCGTGTGGCCGTCGAACTTGCTAAATTTGGTATTGACGGAACCGTCAACGCCGAGGCATACTTTGCAAATAATCAATAAGGGGTAGCAATTGGATGAATTAATTTTTTCAGAAGGTATGTGGCCGAATGTCCCACATGCAAAAATGGTCAATTTTGTGAAATGGCTAGATTTGGCGAATCTCGATAACGACGAAGATATCGCCAAATTATTGATAACTTACGCCGATTTATTTAAAGACGCGCTGCCATGAGTAAGGCGTATTTTAATGAAAACGACCCGTATGCCGCCGAGTGGTTACGGAACCTAATTGCCGCCGGCCACATTGCGCCGGGCGACGTAGACCAAAGGAGTATTGAAGATGTTACCCCCCTCGACCTTGCCGGATATACACAGTGCCATTTCTTCGCCGGGGTTGGCGTCTGGTCCTACGCCTTGCGACGGGCAGGATGGCCCGATAGCCGCCCTGTTTGGACTGGCTCTTGTCCCTGCCAACCTTTCAGCGCGGCAGGCAAAGGAAATGGGTTTGCTGACGAGCGGCATTTATGGCCCGCATGGCTGCACCTCATTGGACAGCGAAGCCCTGTCGTCGTCTTTGGTGAGCAGGTTAGCAGCAAAGACGCTGATATATGGGTCGACCTTGTACAAACTGATATGGAAGCCTTGGGTTACGCCTTCGGGGCGGTCCCGTTTCCGTCTGCGGGCGTCGGCGCGCCGCACATCCGAGATAGACTTTACTGGCTGGCCGACTCCGACATTACCGTCGGGCGGACAAACTCCCCCGGAGGGCACGACGGCGACTGGCAGAACACCGGACGGCCGCAAAGTTCAAGTGACATTGAAGGACGTTGTGATGCTTGCCGGGTGGCCGACTCCGAAGGTAACGGATACCAACGGCCCGGGGAATTCTGCGAATCGTCAAGGAGGAATGGCGTTACACACGGCGGCGCAATTGGTCGGATGGAATACGCCGACGACGCGGGATTGGAAGGATTCGGAAGCGGACATAAAGCCGAGGGCGGACGGTTCGGAGAGGTTCGACCAACTTCCCCGGCAAGATTTGCTTGCCGGGTGGGGGACTCCGGCAGTATCGGACGACAACAATTCCCGAATGGGGACGGAAGCGATGGAACGCGAATGGCTCCGGGAGGGCGGGAGCAAATCGAATCTCGCAAAAATGTGTGCGATATTGACGCAACATCTGAACCCGGCCCGGTTAACGGCAGATGGTCGGATGCTGATTGGCTCTTTTGCCGAGATGGAAAGTGGCGGGCAGTTGAACCCGGCACATTCCCGCTGGCTAATGGGGCTCCCTCCCGAGTGGGACGCTTGCGCGCCTACGGTAACGCGATCAACGCGGAAGCCGCCGAAGCCTGGATAAGGTCGTACATGGAGTGCCGCCCATGAGCCCCGCCGTCTACCAATGGGCCGCCCGACATGGGGTCACGCTGGCCGCCCTCAACGAGTTGCAAGCCCTCTTTGGTATGCACGGCGGCCACGACCTACCGCCGGAAGTAAAGGGCACCAGTGAAGCGGCCGTGTCCGCTGTGGTGCGCCTGGAAGCGGCACGCAAGGGGGTGCGCTTGTTCCGCAACAACGTCGGCGCCCTGATTGATTCCCGGGGCGTCCCTGTGCGCTATGGCCTGGCGAATGAGTCCAAGCAGGTTAACGAAGTCATGAAGTCCGCTGACCTGATAGGCTGGCGCCCGGTCCTGATTGGCACCCAGCACGTCGGCCAGGTAATCGGCCAATTCGTGAGCCGGGAAGTAAAAGTCGTTGGCTGGCGATACACCGGCAACGACCGGGAGCCGGCGCAATTGGCTTGGGCGCAACTTGTCACGTCGGGGGGCGGCGACGCTGCTTTTTGCGCGGGAGTCGGAACCCTCTAATTTATCGTTGACGGAAGCGTCAATAGATTACATAATGTCCTCATCATTTATCGAGTAAATAGTCATGCGAAAAAAGCCCGACGACCGAAAGTATCAAATCCTCACCGCCGCCATCAGTGTCGCTGAACGACCAGGAGGATTTTCAAAACTGACTCGTGAATCTGTGGCTAAAGAAATCGGTTGCGCCGAAGCCCTTATTTCTAAATATTTCGGCACAATGGTAAATTTTCGCAGAACCATAATGCGGTCGGCGGTACTAACGGAAAATCTTTCCATTATCGCTCAAGGGTTGGCTCATGGCGATCTGCACGCGCAGAAAGCCGACCCGGAATTGAAGATCCGCGCATTGAATACGCTGGCGGGCTGAATCCATGCGTGACAACAAACGGTGCTCTAAGTGCGGGCAACATAAACCTATACCGACTGGGTTTTATAAAGACGCGGCACGTAAAGACGGATTGACGCCCGCTTGCCGTGAATGTCACGCATCTTATTACAAACAAGTTGCCCCAAGAGCGTCCATTCAAAAAGCCGAGGCGTACGCCAATAATCCGAATCCAGCCAAGATGCGGGCGGCATCGCGTCGACAAATCAAAGCTGAAGAGATTAAACGCCACAAACGTGAACGCTTCGCCGCTTTACCAGAATCAGATAAAGTTAAATCGAAATTGGCACTCAAACAATGGAAGACCGAAAACCCGGCAAAAATTGCAGCGAATTGCAGAAACCGACAAGCGCGAAAATTACAAGCATGCCCAGCGTGGCTTACGAAAGAGCAACGTGCCGAAATTTCGGAATTCTATAAAGCCGCCGAATCGTTACGGGAGATGTTTGGCGTTAATTTCCATGTTGACCACGTCGTTCCGCTTAAAGGTGCGACGGTGTGCGGGTTGCATGTGCCTTGGAACCTTCAATTATTAAGCGCGACTGACAACGTAAATAAAAGCAACAACGATTGGCCGGGAAAAGCATGATTAGGACAGCACTTAGCGGCCCATTTGCCGCAATGACAAATCTTGCGCAATTCATTGTGTACAAACTTGTTCCAAGCCAAAGCCGACCTGGAAAGTGTGATAAATTGCCTTGCGACTTCCGTTCCGGTCGTGTTGTATCGGCGCACGACCCCGCGTTTTGGACGGACGCGCAAACAGCGCTCGCCGCAGCGACCAACTTTGGGCAAGGTTTCGGGCTAGCTTTCGTTTTCACGGAAGCCGACCCCTTCTGGTTCTTGGATCTCGACGGCTGCTTGCTGGCCGACGGCTCCGATTGGTCCCCAATGGCAAAGCAACTTTGCGGAGCGTTCGCCGGGGCCGCCATTGAGGTAAGCCAAAGCGGCCGGGGGCTGCATATCTTCGGCACCGGGCGCCCGCCCCTGCATGGCTGTAAAAACCTTGAGTACGGTTTAGAATTTTATCACTCCGGCCGCTTCGTTGCCCTGACCGGGACCAGCGCCGCCGGCAACGCCGCGACCGATTGCTCCGCGATACTCCCGGCCCTGGTTGCAAACTACTTTCCGCCGGACGCCGTGCAATCCTTGGAACAGGGTTGGACCGAAGGCCCCGCGTCCGAATGGCGCGGACCAACCGACGACGACGAACTTATCCGCCGGGCTTTGCGGTCACAATCTACCGCGGCGGCCTTTGGTGGGCGTGCCAGCTTTGCGGACCTGTGGACGGCAAACCTTGAAGCCCTTACCCGCTGCTATCCGGACCCCGTGCGGGCCTATGATTCCAGCAGCGCCGACGCCGCCCTGGCGCAACATTTGGCATTCTGGACCGGCCGGGACTGTGCCCGCATTCAGCGGCTTATGGAGCGGTCGGCGCTGGTGCGGGACAAGTACGAACGCGAAGACTATTTGCCGCGCACTATCCTGGGCGCCGTGGGGCGCCAATTTGAAGTGCTGACGGACAAGGCCCCGGAACCTGTGGCCGGCACGCCAGAAGGCCCCGCACCAAGCGCCAGCACCGAACCGCCACGGCCGGCATTGGTCACGGGGGCGACCTTTATCGGCAACGACATGCAATTGGATATGTTCGCCGGTTGCGTCTATGTCCAAGACCTTCACCGCGTCCTAGTACCCGGCGGCAATATGTTGAAGCCGGAGCAATTCAAGGTTGCCTATGGCGGCTACACCTTCACCATGGATGCCGCGAACGAAAAGACAACCCGGGACGCCTGGGAAGCCTTCACGCAAAGCCAGGCGTACCGCTGCCCCCGTGCCGACTCCCCTTGCTTCCGACCGGACCAACCCCCGGGCGCCATCATTCAGCGGGGCGGGCAAACCTTCGTTAACACCTATTGGCCGGTCGAAGTCCCGCGCCTGGCCGGCGACGGTACGCCCTTCCTTGCCCACTTGGCAAAAGTGCTACCGGACGACCGCGACCGCTTTATCCTGCTGTGCTACATGGCCGCATGCGTGCAACATAAGGGCGTCAAGTTCCAATGGGCACCCTTGCTGCAGGGCGTCGAAGGCAACGGCAAAACCCTGTTCACCCGTTGCGTTGCGGAAGCCGTGGGGCGCCGGTACGTGCATTGGCCGAAGGCTTCCAAGCTGGCCGCGCAATTCAATTCATGGATGCTGGGCAAGGTTTTCTATGGCGTTGAGGATATCTATTTGCCGGACAGCCGGGCGGAAGTCTTTGAGGAATTGAAGCCGATGATTACCGGCGGCGACGGCCTTGAGATTGAAGGCAAGGGCGTCGACCAAATCTCCGCGGACGTGTGCGGCAATTTCATGCTGAACAGCAACCATAAGGACGCTGTACGCAAGACCCAAAACGACCGCCGGATTTGCATTTTGTTTTGTGCCCAACAGCAGGCCGAAGACTTGAAGCGCGACGGCATGGATGGGGAGTATTTCCCCAAGCTGTACGACTGGCTTCGTGCTGACGGGTACGCCATCGTTTCCGATTTGCTCCACACGTTCCCGATTCCGGACGAATACAACCCGGCCACACATTGCCAGCGGGCGCCCGTCACCACCAGCACCGCGGCCGCCATCAGTGCCAGCACGGGCGGCGTCGAACAGGAAGTCCACGAAGCCATCGCGCAAGGGCTCCCGGGCTTTTGCGGCGGCTGGATATCATCTATTCAACTCGACCGCCTGCTGGAACGCCTGGGGGTTGCCCGCCGCGTCACGCACTCCAAGCGCAAGGAAATGTTAGACGCCCTGGGCTATGCCTACCATCCCGCCCTTGTGGAAGGTCGGGTCAACAATCTGGTATTGCCGGACGGCGGCAAACCGCGCTTGTTTGTCCATAAGGACAGCCAGGCCCGGGCCATTCAGGGCGCCGCGGAAGCCGCCAAGGCATACGAACAGGCCAACAATCATAGCCGCGTGCCGTTCCCCCTGGCACCCGTCCACGCGTAGGAGCCGGAGCAATGCAACAGCGCCAACGCCATACCCATTTGACTTGCGGCCAAAAATCATACGGTCGAAGCCCCACGAAACGAAGATCGGCCAGCCGATTTGCGACGACTGCCTTGAAGAATATAACCGTTGTTTCCCGTTGACACAGGTAAATAATTTACCTAAGATGCAAGCGGAATTTGCTTTTTAACTATCACTTGGAGAGGTGGACAAATGGCCGAACTTTCCATTACCGTGCGCGTTAAATTCCGCTGGTGGACAAAGCCGCTTTTATTGGCGGCCGGCGCCCTGTATGCCGCGGTTTTCCGCTGGGGCATCAAGGTTGAAGTCGAGAAATAAAATAGTCGTCGACATAGGTAAATTATTTATCTATAGTTCGTCCCGTAGCATCCTTAATTCACCTGGAGAGGTACATAAAATGAAGATTGAAATTAAAAGTCGTTTTTCGCTTGAAGTGCTTTTTAGCCACGAGTGCGAAGACAACAGCATCGCAATTACGTTGGCCGCCGCGATAAACGCGAAAGCGAACCTTTACGGCGCGAACCTTTACGGCGCGAACCTTTACGGCGCGGACCTTTACGGCGCGGACCTTCGCGGCGCGGACCTTCGCGGCGCGAACCTTCGCGGCGCGGACCTTCGCGGCGCGGACCTTTACGGCGCGAACCTTTACGGCGCGGACCTTCACGGCGCGGACCTTCGCGGCGCGAACCTTTACGGCGCGGACCTTCGCGGCGCGAACCTTCGCGGCGCGGACCTTCGCGGCGCGAACCTTTACGGCGCGGACCTTCGCGGCGCGAACCTTTACGGCGCGGACCTTCACGGCGCGGACCTTCGCGGCGCGAACCTTTACGGCGCGGACCTTGGGGACGCGGGTAAACTGACGGGCGACCGTCCGTATTTCGCGGTCGGCCCAATTGGTTCGCGGCAAGACGTTCTAGCGGCGTTTCTCACGGAAAAGGGCGTATTCCTTCGCGCTGGCTGCTTCATTGGCACCGTGGAAGCGTTCCGGGACAAGCTCCAAGGGGAACATGGCGACAACGTCCATGCGATTGAATACCGGGCCGCCCTGGTGCTGGTGGAAGCCCATTACGCCGCCTGGCCGGCTACTGTGACCGAACGCGGGGAATTTGAAATGATCTACGGCGACCGCCTGGCAGCCCTCTTCACTGAGCAAACCGGCTTCGACACGCACCTTTGACATTGGCGGCCACACGGAGCCCCGCCAAGGGATCCCGCGGCTACTTGAAGGACATTGGCGGGCGAATAATGGCCGCTGAATCCTGCAATCTCGTTGGCCCTTCGGTCGAGTATTTCGGCAATCTGCTTGCGCTCGACCTGACCTGCGTTAGAGGGCTTGTTCTGCGCCCTCGGAAATATTTGTTAAAAAGCTTGCTTTATTTTGTTTAGTGTGTATAATACAAATCAAGGAATGCAACAACGCAAACCTAAAAACGCAAAGGAGATTGAAATGCTTACCATCCAACAAATCGCTTACCGTGATGCACAAAAATACAACAGCGTTCCTCGCTCTGAGCGCGATGATCGAATTAAAGATATATTGAATGATCGTGGTTTTGTTACCTCTATATTCGATGAAATTAAAATTAATATCGGTGAATGCACTCCTGATTCTGAGCGCGAATATGTGCGTTACTACAATCAATTTTGCGAAAAGTAAAAAATGAAATCTCAAAAAAGCCTGATAAAAATCGCCATGGGCTGCGATGAAAGAATCCCGGCAAAAGCGATGGGGTACATCGCAGACCTTAGCGCCGAGGCATCTCCAGAAATGGTTGAAGATAGGCTCAAGCAACTTGCCAGATACGTGCCAGACTTGGTTGAGAAATACCGATCCGCCCAGATAGGCCGTGGCGGCCCCGGTCGCGGCCAGGGCATTAGGGCTGCGGACGGTGCAACCGGACTCAAGCGCACTAATATCACCATCGACCCGGCGAGCGCGGACGCTCTCCGCGCCTTTGGTGATGGCGATCTGTCTCTCGGCATTCGCCGCGCTGCTGCTCATATCAAAAAACCCTCAAAATAATCCCGCCCTCTAACACGTCGCTCAAGCCGCCTGTCGCATAAAGCCGCGCCAGGCGGCTTGAGGGCGTGAAGGCCACACAAGCGGCCTAGATGCTGCACGGATCCCCGCCAAGGGCTACTTAGACAATGGGCGGTCGGTAAGCCTCGTTTGCAGTAAAGGCCCGCCATGCGCTCCGCGTAGTGCGTTCATTGTTGACGTCTAAGACGTAGGTGTACCCGCCGAACAGCACGTCGAACCGCGCCCGATCAAGTAGCCGACCGTCGGGCAGTACGACCCGCATTTTCTCAAGATTGAAGGACAAGCCGGCAAAGACTTCCGCCAAATGGCTTGCGCCGATAAAGGTACTTCCCGTTACTTTTTGCATTATCCGACCTCTTTGATTTTGGGGAAAGTAACCGGCTCAGGCTCAAGCATGGCTTTACCCATAGCGTAAGCGGCGTCGACGTCTTCTAATGGCACGCGCACTGAAATTTGATAGGTAAGTCGGGACACCTGCTTACCGACGAACGGGTACGGATTAACCACGTCAACCGGAAGGTCCGGGCAGCGTGCAGCAACAAGGCCGTCGATCACTGTTTTTACCGCATCAAATCCAGATTGCTGAGAGAACAAATAAATTTTCTTGGTGGCCTGCTCAATTTTAGCCCGGACGGCGGCCGAATTTCCAGCGGAAACAGTGACCAAGTTCTTAACGCAAGCGGAACAGGCGCCGCTATCGGTATAACGGTCGACGCCGTGGCCGTGCTTGCAAGGTCGACCCGTGTTGTACTTCTTAAGTCCAAGTTTTACCGCTTCGGCTCTTTCCATGGTAAATATCCCCCAAAGCCGCCAGTTTCCTTAAAGTAACGCCGATTGTCAACGCATTTTTAAGATATACGTCACCCCGTACCTGACACCCCAACACGCTTCAAGTCCTTTATGGGTAAACGTCTATTATAGATAAGATATCTATATCTATAAGCAGCATTAGGTGTACAGCGATGTTATATTTTAAAGTTAGAGTAGGTAAGTAGTAATATAAAGTAATGTAAACAAGCAGTTAGCTTACACACCCCGTAAACTCCCCGTTACACCGTGTTGACTTATCGTCTAACCTATTTATAATGACTAGGTTAGATACCAAAGGAACGAACGTGGACGCCAATGAGAAAGACGCCATCAAGGCAATACTTGCGCTAAAAAATAACCTGATTGTGTGGAAATCGAACGGTCGAAAAGTGCCGAGAATTGCCCACGGATATATCAAATTACTAGGGAAGGTGTGGCCGTCACGCGAAGTTATTGCCGTATTGCTTGAAGACCCAGTCGACCGAAGAACTACAGCCAGCTTCGAAATGGCGCGAAGTCTCCCGCAAATGGAGATATCTAAGGTTGACGCGAAGGCTTTGGGCTTGAAGATTTACCGAACAGGTAGACCATGCTTCAAAGGGCATGTCGGTTGGCGTTTCGTTTCCAATGGCGCTTGTGTGACTTGTAAGGGCTTGCTTAAATAGTTAGACTGTCAAAACCATGAGCCTGACACCTAAACAACGCCGATTTGTGAACGAGTATTGCGTCGATGAAAACGCAACACAGGCCGCCATTCGCGCCGGATACTCCGAAAACGGGGCGGGCCAGCAGGGCCATTTGCTATTGAAAATTATAGAAATTCAGGAAGCGATCAAGGATAGACAAGAGGAAGTCGCAGTAGCGGCAAGCATTACGCCCGAAATGATCGTACGCGAATGGGCTAAAATCGCCTTCGCAGATCCGAACGATGTGGTCGACGTGCGGCGTACCTGCTGCCGACATTGCCATGGCTACGGCCATCAGTACCAGTGGACCGAGGCGGAATACATGACCGCGGTCAACAAGGCGATTGATGCAGGCAAGCCTGCTCCGGACGGTATGGGCGGCTTCGGCTTCGACGGTAAGGCTGACCCCGCCCCCGACTGCCCGGAGTGCGATGGCGAAGGCGTGGCCCGGGTCTACGTGGCTGATACTCGCAAGCTGAAGCGTCACCCTTTGTACGCTGGCGCCGAGCAGACCCGCAACGGCATCAAGGTAACGATGCACGACAAGGACAAGGCCCGCGACAACCTCGCCCGCTACCTGGGGATGCTCGTAGACAAGCGAGAGATTAGCGGCCCAGGGGGCGGCCCTATCGGATTGGCGCACCTGTCCGCTGACGACCTGAGCGACGACCAATTGGCGGCCATCCTCAAGGCAGACAATGCTACCGACGAAGCGTGAAGCGGCGGCCGAACTGATGCGGCGCCGCGAAGCCCGTCGGCAACTGGCCGCCTATATCGGCTACACGTCCCCGAAGTACAAGCCAAGCGGCTTTAGCGCCGCCGTTTGCGCGGCCCTCGACATGTTCATTGACGTCATGCAAGCCGGCGGTCGGCCCATTCTGGTTTTGCAGGCCCCGCCCCAGCACGGCAAGTCGGAGATTGTTAGCCGCAAACTTCCGGCCTATATCCTGGGCCGGTTCCCTGATTGGCGCGTAGGTGCGGCCAGCTACGGCGACGACCTGGCCGGCGCCATGGCTCAAGACGTGCGGCGCAACCTGGCGTCGGACGAACACCGCCGCTTGTTCCCCACGGCCGCCGAAAAGCGCCGCTATGACGTCAACCGCACCGGGGAATTTACGGCGCCTGGTGGCGCTGGCGGATATATCGGCGTCGGTGTGGGATCCGGCCTCACGGGACGCCCGGTCGACTGCCTTGTGGCCGGGACGCTGATTGATACTGATTGTGGACAAATTTCCATCGAAGAATTGCAAACACTTGGCGCATCCTGTAAAGTGTTGGCATATCGAAACGGAAGATTGACGTATGAACGCATCAAGGCTTTCGCAAGTGGTCCGGGATTTGGGATATTCAGAATCACCACTGAGCGAGGGGGAATTCTCGAAACTACTGGAAACCATCGCGTCCACACGTCCCGAGGCTATGTCGCAACGTCTGAACTTGCCCCCGGTGACGTATTGTTGTCGGCAGTGCAACACGTTACGCACGGTCGGCGCGGCGGAATATCGGAAGTTGAAAGCAAAGTATTGTTCTCCGAATTGTGCGGCGCTGGCGGTGACGTTGGAAAAGACGTGCGAGGATTGCGGCGCAAGCATGGTGCACGAGAGTTACGCGAAATACTGCGCAACCTGTTTGCGGGTTCGGCGATCCGTGCCGAGCGTGCCGCGAAAATACGACCCTCGACTTTCCGTGTGCCCGATGTGCCAAAACTCTTTCGTTTCGGTAAATCGCAAGGGAGGGCGATACTCAGAATATTGCGGGAAACTTTGCGCGGATCGGGCGCACGCGTTACGCATGACCGGTATCGGAAATCCGAAATGGAAAGACGGGGCGACTCCTTTGCGAGAACAGCCCCATTCTGCGAAAGCGTATCGAACAATTCGCCCTGGCGTTCTGTTGCGCGACGGGAATGCTTGCGTCTTGTGCGGACAATCGGAAATCAGGTTGGAGGTGCACCATATCGACGGGAACCCGGCAAACAACGCGTCGTCGAATTTGGTAACCCTTTGCGCCCCATGTCACAACGACGTCCACAGGGAGATGGATGGTGCACAGAAACGGACCGAGTGGTCGGAGTTGAAAGAGTTTGCGAAACGGCCGCTGTTTTTGATATTCAAGTCGAAGCGGCGCACAATTTTTTCGCTAACGGTATCCTAGTTCACAATTGCGGCATCATCGATGACCCGGTGAAGAACGAAAAAGAAGCCTTGAGCCCCACGACCAAAGAAGGGCATTGGAACTGGTATCAATCAGTATTCACGACGCGGCTATCGGAAAACTCCGGGCAAATCATCATGGCAACGTCATGGGCGGAAGACGACTTGCCGGCCCGCATTTGCAACCACTTCAAGGGCGACCCTCGGCTTACCGTGTTGCGCTTCCCGGCCATCAACGCCAAGGGGGAGGTCGGCTATAACCCGAACTTACCGCCCGGCCCCCTGGTCCCGGAACTCAAGAGCCTGGCATTCTTGCAAGAGGTCAAGGGCCTGTTTTCCGACTACTGGTGGGCGGCCATGTACCAGCAATGCCCGCGGGCGCTGGGCGGCAACGTCTTCAAGGAAGACGGCTTGCGCTACTACTTGCCCAAGGACTTGCCCGCCAAATTCGACAAGGTGCTGGCTTCCTGGGATTGCACCTTTAAGGACACGGACGGGACGGACTTTGTTGTCGGCCAAGTTTGGGGCAAGGCTGGCGCCAATAGCTACTTGCTGGCCCAAGTCCGCGCCCGCATGTCCTTTACCAAGACGGTAAAAGAGGTCGTCGCGTTGCGGACAGCGCACCCGCGAATAAAGGAAGTTTTGATTGAAGACAAGGCCAACGGGCCGGCGGTCATTGATACCCTAAAGGCGTCGGTGCCTGGTATCTTGCCTATTGAACCGGATGGCTCCAAGCTGGCCCGGGCTCATGCTGTTACCAGCTATTGGGAAGCGGGCAACGTGTGGTTGCCGCATCCGGACCTTTTCCCATGGGTCAAAGACCTTGTCGGAGAGTTGACGGCATTCCCGGCGGCGGCCAATGATGACCAAGTCGACGCCCTGACCCAAGCATTGCGCCGGCTCTATCCGTTGTTCAACCGCCTGAAAATCAGCCAGGCGGCACTTGATAAGGCCATGGGTCGCAGATAGCAAAAGGCCCCTTGCGGGGCCTGGGGGTTAGCTTACGGCCTTTTTGTAATCAGCGTGGAAGATGCCAACCGAGTAGCGAAGTGCGTCGACCGCACGACGTTTGGCCGCTTCGTGGTTCTCTTTATCGAACAGAGACACGGCGTCGGCTAGGCACATGCGGGCGCTTGAATCCATGGCGGCGCCATTGCCAACATGCTTGCGGGCTAAAACGATAACTTGGGAAGCGTTCATTTCGGGGACTCCAAGAAGTGGTTGACGGTTCTATAGTAGATAAATAATTTATCTATGTCAACGATTATTTTTATTATTTAATTATTTTGTTGCATAATATTCGCCCATGGACACTATTAAGCGCCCGGAGCGTCGACCATGACCGAAGCCAAGAAGCCCGCGCCACGAATCCGGCGCAACGAACAGGAGGCCCCGCCCAAAAAGGGGACGGGCCTTAAGCGTGCAGCCGAAAAGGCCCGCTTGCTGGCGGCTGATGCCAAGGCGGCCAGCCCCTACGACTACCCAATCAAGCCGCCCACTTTGGCGCCCGGGGTTGTGCCGAAAGGCGTCGACGCCCCCGTGCTGGCAATGGACGCCAACAATTACGCCTTTGCCGCGGAAACCTACGGGGGCGGCGGGTTCCCTGGCTTCGCGTACCTTTCGCAACTGGCGACCCGGGCCGAATATCGCGCGTTCGCGTCAACGATGTCGACCGAACTGACCCGCGAATGGCTCGAATTCACCAGCAAGCAAGATGACGACAGCGATAGCGCGGACAAAATCAAAGCCATCGAAGAAGAATTTAAGCGGCTCAACGTTCGCGGGGTAATCCAGAAGGCCGCGGAAAATGATTGCTACTTTGGCCGGGCGCAAATCTTCTTGGAGATTGCCGGCGCCGACCGAACGACCCCGCTGATTCTTGACCCGCGCACCATCGCCAAGGGCAGCTTGGAACGGGTTGCACCTGTGGAAGCCATTTGGACGACCCCGGCCGGCTATAACGCCTTGGACCCTGCGGCCCCTGACTTCTACAAACCGTCGTCGTGGTTCATGCTCGGTCAAGAAGTGCACGCGTCGCGCTTGCTGACGGTCGTTACGCGGCCCCTCCCCGACATCCTGAAACCGGCCTTCAACTTCGCCGGCATGTCCCTTTCCCAGCTTGCGGAGCCCTACGTCGACAACTGGCTACGGACCCGCCAAAGCGTTGCGGACCTTATCAACAATTTCAGCATTACCGCGCTTGCCACAAGCATGGACCAAGTTTTGCAGGGCGATGACGATGGGACTGATGTATTCGCCCGGGCCGAACTCTTCACCCGCACCCGGAGCAACAAGGGCTTGATGCTCTTGGACAAGGAGCGGGAAGAAATCGTACAGGTCAACACGCCGCTGTCGGGCCTGCATGAACTCCAAGCGCAAAGCCAAGAACATATGTGCAGCGTTTCGCGCATGCCGGCGATCGTGCTGACAGGCATCTCACCGAGCGGCTTGAATGCCAGCAGCGACGGCGAAGTCCGGATTTTCTACGATTGGGTCGCGGCTCAACAGGAAGCCTATTGGCGGGAACCGCTGGAAGTAATCCTTAAGGCCGTGCAACTATCCTTGTTCGGAGAAATCGACCCCGACATTGGCCTGGCGTTTATTCCGCTCTACCAAATGACGCCGGCCGAAGAATCGGAAATCAGGGCAAAGGACGGCGTAACGGATTGCGCCTATGTGGCCGCCGGCATCATCGACCCCAGCGAAGTGCGGGACCGCCTGGCGAAAGACCCGAACAGCGGCTATATGGGATTGGACACGACCGTCGAACTGGTGAATCCTAACGTTGCTCCGGCGCCTGGGGAAGATGATCCGGGAAAAGCGGAGCCGGTTGAACCGGCGCAAGACTCCGAGTTTGAAGAAAGCAAACATCCACGGGCGGATAACGGCCAGTTTGGATCAGGTGGGGATGGGGCGGCTTCAAAATCCGCAGTTCCCAAAAAACAAACTACCATCGAACGCATGGAAGCGGCAATCGCCGGGAAAAGTGATTCTGACAAAGCTGCATTTCGAGTAGCGAATGCTGACGGGGTGGCAATTCCACCAGCATGGACATCTGTGACGTATTACGGGAAAGGGCGTGATGATGGGATGGTCGCACAAGGTGTCGACGCTAAAGGGCGAAAGCAGAGGGTCGAAGACGCGGCATATCGTTCGGCAAAAATCGCGGAAAAGCAAGAGCGAATTAGCAACAACTTAGCCCCAAAAATGCCGGCGATAACTGACAGTTTGCGCAAATCTGCGGCAGATGGGGACGAAGAAAGCAAGGTGCTGTATTTGATTACTCAGACCGGGTTTCGTATCGGCGGCGAGGGTGATGGGCGCGCAAAGACCGATGCTTTTGGGGCGTCAACTTTGACGGGCGACCACGTCAAAGTTGACGGGAATGTGGTAAAATTCGACTTTCCTGGCAAAAAGGGCGTTCGGCAGCAACATGAGGTTGACGACCCGGTAATTGCCGACATGTTCAGGGGGGCAAAGCCCGGGGAAAAGGTTTTCAAAACGTCTGACGCCAAAGTTCGGCAAGCGTGGAAATTGATAGGTGGCGAAAAGGTCCACGATATTCGCAGTTACGTTGCGACCGAAACTGCCAGAAGCGCGCTTGCGTCGATGATCCCGCCGAAACCCGCAAACGAAAAAGATTACAAAAAGTTACAACTGAACGTCGCTTCGGTGGCTGCAAAAAAACTTGGCAATCGACCAGAAGAGTCGCTCGCTACTTACATTAACCCTAGTATATTTAAGGTGGCCGTATGATCGAGATAGTCACGGAATACGACGAGGACGCTGAGGATTTTGAGCCACTCCTCCCTGAGGATTCCGCCAAAGCAATGGAAATTGCTGCCAAATTGAACCCGATGCCGCCGTTAAAAAATGGTGAGCAGGACTAAAACCGCCCGGGCGGTCCATGCGAACCGCGGCGTCGAAGCCAAGTATTGGAAGGCCCTGCAACGGCTGATAGCCGAAATGCACGGGTCGGTCGAATACTGGCTTACGGCCGCCTATCGCAAAGACCAGCCCCGCATGCTGGTGCTGGTCGAACAAGCGCAAGACGCCGCCCCCAGCGCCAAAATCAAAAAGATATTGGACGACCTTGCTGATCGTTGGATCAGGCGCTTTGATGAGTACGCGCCGAAGATCGCTGACGCCTATCTGCAAGGCATGTTCAAGACGACTGACAGCGCCATGCGTCAAGCGCTCAAGGCAGCGGGCTGGACGGTCGACTTCAAGATGACGCCGGCAATACGCGACGCCTTCAATGCCAGCCTTGAAGAAAACGTCGGCTTGATTCGGAGCATTCCGGAAAAATACTTGCAACAGGTAGAGGGAACCGTTATGCGGTCCTATGCCGCCGGCCGCGATTTGTCGACCATGGTCAAGGAGCTAAAGCAGCTTTACCCAGCGGCCAGCCATCGGGCCGAACTGATAGCCCGGGACCAATCGAACAAGGCGAACGCCGTCGTCAACCGGGCCAGGCAAATGGAACTTGGAATTACGGAAGCCATTTGGATGCACAGTCACGCGGGAAAGAATCCGCGACCGGATCATGTGGCAGCGAACGGTAAACGGTATAAAATCGCGGAAGGCTGCAAAATCTCCGGGGAATTTATCCAGCCCGGGCAAGAAATAAATTGCCGTTGCACCAGCCGGCCGGTTTTGCCAATTTGAAGTAACCTTGCGTCCATGAATGAAATAGCGTCATAATCCGAAACATGCCTATCTTACGCCTAGCCTTTGACCGCACCGCCCGCCGGATTGATGCCGACGGACGCCTGCACGTCGACCGCTCCCACATATCAAAAGCTCAAATTTCGCCGTACTACGGCAAGGAAATTCCGGGCTATGAGGCGTTGGGCCTGGTGCCCGACAAAGTCTATCGGCTGCTTCGTGACCCTGTGGAACTGGAACGCGGGGCGCCAACGTTCGCCCGCCTGCCCATTCTCTCCAAGCATGTGCCGGTTACGGTCAAGACCATGGCCGACGACGAAGAGCAAAAGAAGTTGGTCGTCGGGTCCGTTGGTTCCGAAATTGCTTTTACCCCGCCTTACCTCGACGCCGACCTTTGCATTTGGGACGCCGCGGCAATCGCCGGGATTGAAACCGATAAAGTACGAGAATTATCCTGTGCGTACCGTTACGTTCCCGTCATGGAGTCCGGCGAGTTTGAAGGCCAGCCCTACGACGGGAAAATGACCGAAATACAGGGCAATCACCTGGCGTTAGTAGAGGTCGGCCGCGCCGGGTCCGACGTAGTTGTGGCCGACCGCAACCCTTTCACTCCAAGGAATCCCGCCATGAAGATGACCAAACTGGGCAAGGCCCTTTTTGCGGCATTGTGCGCGGCCTCTCCGGTACTGGCAGCGGATTCCGCTTTGCCTGCACTGGTAGGCCCGGCAACCCGCAAAAATTTCAAGAAGGACGAAGTTAAGGGCAAGTTGCTGGCCCTCGACGCGTCCATCGACTCCAACCAACTCGACGCCGTTCTCGACGCCATCCTGGACGTCGAACAAGACCCGAAGCCGGTCGAAACCCCGGCCGCCGCCGCTGACGAATCGCCCGCCGACAAGCTCCGCAAGCTGCTGGCCGGCAAAGTTGACGACGCCACAATGGATGCCGCTTGCGCCCTCATGGCACCGCCGGCCGCCGCTGATGCCGACCCGGACGACAAGGGTGAACCCGGCATGAAGAAGGAAGAAGTCAACGCCGCCATGGACGGTTTGCGTAAGGAATTACGCGAAGCCGAAGAAGCCCGCCGCGATGTTCGCGCCACTGTGGGCGACGTCATGGGCATGGATTCCGCGGCCGAAGTGTACGGCTTCGCCCTGGACCACATGAAGGTCGACCGCGCTGGCGTTGAAGGCGCCGCGGCGCTTCGTGCGCTGTTCAAGGTCGCTTCCAAGTCTGCCACTCCGGTGCCGCGCATTGCTCAAGATGCCGGCGGCCTGGATAAGCAGTTTCCGGGCGCCGCCCGTTTCCGCAACGCTTAATAGGAGGTCATTACCATGACTGACTTTCAAAAACAGGTCAACCTGACCCCCGCCCCGGCGGTAGCAGGCGACTTTGCATCATCCAATCCGCGGGCAACTGTCCTTGCCGGTCCTGGCGGTCTTGTTGCGGGGACGCTTGGCGTCACCGTTGGCAAGTTCGCCTGGGTCGACACTGACGGTTCCACCGTCCAAAGTTTTGGCACCGCAACCAAGGCCCCGCAAGGCTTTGTTCACCGCGAACAGCAAGCACTGATTCAACAGTACCTTGCCGAAGCGGGCATGAACATTCCCCAAGGCTTCTCGGTTGTCCTGCACAATGAGGGCGATTTTTGGGCGAAGCTGGCCGGCAACAACGCTGCAACCATCGGCGCCGCCATCTATGCGGACTACTCAAACGGCGACGTTTGTGCGGTAGCGGCTCCGGCCGGAGCTTCGGTTACTGGCCTGATGGGTTCGACCAACACCGCCGCACTTGGCGCAACCTTCACGGCTACCGGCACGGGCACCGCCTTGGTCGTTACGGCCGTAACTGGCCTTATCACCGTGGGCGACGCGATTGCCGGCACTGGCGTTACCGCTGGCACCACGATTGTTGCCCAAGCGAGCGGCACCACGGGCGGCGCTGGCACCTATACCACCAGTGCTGCAACCACTTCGGCGGGCGATACCGTTACGGCCTTCGGCGTGACCATGGAGACCACGTCGACCACCGGCCTAATCTCCGTTGGCGACACCGTGAGCGGCGGCGCTGGCTTCCCGGTTGGTGCGACCGTTGTTGCCCAAGTGAGCGGCACCCCCGGCGGCGCTGGCGTCTATACGCTGAGTGCCAACGGTTCCGCCTACACGGCCAGCGCGACCGGCGTTACCACCTTCGGCAATGTCTTGGACGTTACCGCGGTCGGCTCCGGCGTGCTGGAAGTTGGCGACGCGGTAAGCGGCTCCGGCATTCCTTCGGGCGCCGTGGTTGCTTCGCAACTGAGCGGCACCGCTGGCGGCGTGGGCGTCTACACGCTGGATACGCGGGCAACGGCTTACGCCGCTTCCACCACCGTTACCGCTGTCGGTGGCGTGCTGACTGCCTTTAAGGCACAATCGGCCGCTGCTGTTGGCGAACTTATCAAAATTTCCACCTGGGGGTAATCATGAATCCGATTCTTCAAGCACTCATGGAACGTGCGGGGGTCCATTTCATGGGTCAACCCTCGCTTGACTTCCAAGCGGCAAATGTGGCGCACAACACGAATGTTGCCATGGACGCCCAACCCACCCTTATCACCACCAGCAATGCCGGCATTCCGGCGTTCCTCTCCACCTTTATCGACCCGAAACTGATTGAAATTCTGGTTTCCCCGATGAAGGCTGCCGAGGTCGTCGACGGCGAAGTCAAAAAGGGCGATTGGACCACCGAAACAGCGATGTTCCCGGTCGTGGAATCCACGGGCGAAACTTCGTCATACGGGGACTACTCCGAAAACGGCAATGCCGGCGTCAACTCCAACTTCCCGCAACGCCAAAGCTATCATTACCAAGTAATGACGCAATGGGGTGAACGCGAACTGGAACGCGCCGGCCTGGCCCGCATCGACTGGGCCAACCGCATGAACATTGCCAGCGTCTTGACGCTCAACAAGTTCCAAAACAAAACGTACTTCTTCGGCGTGGCCGGCCTGCAAAACTATGGCCTGTTGAACGACCCGAACCTGTCCGCCGCCATCGTCCCGACCACCAAGGTCGCGGGCGGTACGGGCTGGGCTGGTGCAACGGCGCTGGAAGTGCTGGACGACGTGCAAAAGCTGTACAAGCAGCTTCAAACGCAAGCCGGCGGCCTGGTTCAACTTGATACCAAGATGACCTTGGCAATGTCCCCGGTTTCGGAAGTGGCGCTTACCAAAACGACGCAGTACAACGTCAACGTCGCGGACATTCTGAAAAAGAATTTCCCCGGCCTGACAGTGAAGACCGCGCCGGAGTACACCACCGCGTCCGGGGAACTGGTCCAACTGCTGGTGGACGAAGTGGAAGGTCAGCGCACGGCCGACACCGCCTTTACGGAAAAGCTCCGGGCGCATCCCATTGTCGTGCAATCTTCCAGCTTCAAGCAGAAGAAGTCGCAAGGCACCTGGGGCACCGTGATTTTCCGCCCAGCCTTCATTGCCCAAATGTTGGGCGTGTAAGCAATATCCCCCGGGGGCTTCGGCTCCCGGGTTTTCCACCAAACAAGGAGAGTTTGAAAATGGCCGCAAAAATCGTCGTAGTGGGTTGCAAACTGCCCCACGGTATCACCATCGAACACCCCATGGACCCGAGCAAAACGGTCGAACTCAAGGGCAAAAACAAAGCCTTGATTATCGGCGCCGAGTACGGCACGACCGAAGTCGATGGGGACTTTTTCGAGCAATGGGCCGCCGTAAATAAGGAATTCCCGGCCGTCAAGTCCGGCGCCATCTTCGTCGCCAAGAACGCCACGGAAGTCGCCGCTATCGCTGCCGAATTCAAGGAACGCAAAACCGGCTTTGAGCCCATGCGTACCGACGGCAAGGACGACCGCGCCGCTGGCGTGAAATCCGCCGACAAGGAGTAAAAGGCATGCCCGCCGTAATCTTCGACCCCGCGGCATTCAAGGCCCGCTATCCGGAGTTTGCGGCGGTTGCCGACCTGACCTTGGGGGCCTGCTTTACGGAAGCGGGCCTTTACCTATCCAACGCGAATAATTCGCCCGTGCAGAATGTCACACGGCGGGCGCTGCTTTTGAACATGTTGACCGCGCATATCGCCTATATTGGCGGCATCTTGAGCGCGGACGGCATGCCCCGGCCCGTTGGGCGCCTTTCGCAAGCTGGGGAAGGTAGCGTATCGGCCGCGTTTGAAGGGCCGCCCCCGGGCTCCGCGCAATGGTTCCAGCAATCGCAGTATGGCGCCGCCTTCTGGCAGGCGACAAGCAGCTTGCGCGGCTTCCGTTACCTGGCACAGCCAACGACATGGTAGACCACGTCCTGCACGGTGCCGACGGGGTATCCAAAGCCCTGGAAGAAATCGCCCGCAAGATGGGCGGCGGCGAAGTGGCGGTCGGCTTTCCCGCTGGCGATTTGTATTCTGACGGCACACCGGTTGCGGCAGTGGCATTCTGGAATGAATTTGGAACTCCAACTATCCCCCCGCGCCCGTTCTTTCGCCCGATGATTGCCAAAGAGTCCGCCACATGGGCGCCGAAAATGGCAGCGTGGGCGAAACGGTTTGACTACGACGGCCCGAAAGTGCTGGCGCGGTTAGGTGAAGATATTGCGGGCGCTTTGCGTCAATCAATTGTCGACGTCAATAGCCCTGCGCTATCCCCGATAACCTTGATGCTGCGGTCGATGGTCGGCAACAAGCCCGAATTGATTACGGGCAAAATGGTCGGCGAAGCTGCGGCGAAAGTCGCCAAGGGGGAACAGGGCGCATCGGGCACGCAAGCCAAACCGTTGAACTGGACCGGAACGATGATGCGGGCGCCGGCCTATAGCGTCAATGGTGGCGCGTTCACTAAAGTTTCGGAGGGCAGTTGACCATGGACTTGCGCGGCCTCGCCAATGGTGTGACCACCACCGTCAACCCGAATCAAACCGTTACCGTATTGCGGTCGACGGGTTTCACCACGGGCGCCGGGGCAAAGCAGGTTCCCAGCTACGCCGCCCCCGTAAGCGGCCCGGCTCAAATTCAAGCCCTCGACGCGGACGATATCAAACAGCTTGACGGCCTCAACATTCAAGGCACCATTCGGGCAATCTACTTGCGCGGCACCCTGGCCGGCGTGGTGCGCCCGAATCAAACCGGCGGCGATTTGGTAACGATTGCCGCCCCCGCGCCCGTAGCTTTGCGCGGCACCTGGCTTGTCGTCAAGGTGCTGGAAAGCTGGCCCGATTGGACAAAGGCAGCCGTTGTGAAACAGGGCGCATGATGTATGCAGCTAGCATAACCGTCGACCAAGTCATTGACGCCCTGGCCGCGTTCCTCGCGCCCTTCATGCCTGGGGCACAAATCGTCCGTGGTCAAGTGAACCGCGTCGCGTTGCCGTCCAACCCTTGCGCGGTCCTCACTGAAATTTTGCAAGTCGACCTTTCCGTGCCCCACACGGAATACCAGCCGCCGGTTGACCCGGCGCCAGCTATCGGGACGGCCACGATTTACGGCCCTTCACGCATCGACGTTCAAATTGACTTTTACGGAGCCCAAGCCGGCGAATTCTGCAAGACGGTTAAAACCGCCTTCCGTTCGCATTGGGGCTTTGCCCATTTCCCCGCGGGCATAAAGCCGCTTTACACGTCCGATGGTATGCAAACGCCTTTAACCACGGGGGAACAACAGTATGAAAGCCGCTGGACGTTGACGGCATCAATGCAATACAATCCAACTGTTACCGTTCCTCAAGATTTTGCCGACAACCTTGCTGTCGCTGGCATAACCCCCGCGGACGTGTAATCAACTTATTTAACGAGGTGAGCAAATGACAATTCCCGCAAGTGATATCGTCGTAGTCAACCCCGGCGTCGTCGGTTCCGGCGGTAATCCGCTGGCCCTTAACGGCGTCATTCTTTCCACGAATACCCTTTTGCCGACCGCCGCGGTTCGCTCCTTTGCGAGTCCCGACGCGGTCAAGGCTTTCTTCGGCGCTGCTTCCGCGGAATACGCGATTGCTCAAGTGTACTTCTTGGGCTTCGATAATTCCACGATCAAGCCGGGAACCCTGTATTTCTCGCCCTACGTCAATACGGCCCGCGCCGCTTGGCTGCAATCGGGCAACCTGTCCGCCATGAGCCTGGCGCAACTGCAAGCCCTTTCCGGCGTGCTGACCGTTAGCATTGACGGCGTGGCGAAAACTTCCAGTTCTATCAACCTGGCAACGGTGACCAGTTTCAGCGACGCCGCAAGTATGATTAATGCGGGCTTTGTTTCCGGCGACGTTGCTGTGACTTGGAACCCCGTGAACAGCACTTTCCTTTTCACGTCCCCGACGACCGGCGCCGCCTCGACCATGAGCGTTGCGACCGGCACGCTGTCCGCCGGCCTGCTGCTGACCAGCGCAACCGGCGCCATTCTGTCCCAAGGCGCTGACGCGGGCACGCCGGCCACGGCAATGGATGCCGTCAAGGCCGCGACTCAGAATTGGGTCGACTTCATGACCATGTGGGAGCCTGTCATTGAAGACAAGGAAGCCTTCGCGGTTTGGACGAACGCGCAAAATCAGCGGTTCATGTACGTTTGCTGGGACACCGACGCGCAAGCCATCGTCAACGGTTCGACTACCTGCTTCGGCGCTATCGCCAAGTCCTTGCAGTACGACGGCGTCGTGCCGGTCTACAACACCAAGGAGCTTGCCGCGTTCATGCTGGGCACCGTGGCGTCGATTGACTTTAGCCGCTTGAACGGCCGCATTACTTCGGCCTTCAAGTCCCAAAGCGGCTTTGTGCCAACCGTGACCGACCAGCAGATTGCCGCCAATCTTCTGGAAAACGGCTATAGCTTCTATGGCGCCTACGCGACGGCAAATGATCAATTCGACTTCCTCTATAACGGGCAAATGTCCGGCAAGTGGAGTTGGGTCGACACCTTCGTGGACCAAGTCTATTTGAACGCGCAATTTCAATTGGCCTTGCTGTCCCTGCTGACCACGGTTAAGTCGATTCCGTATAACGAGTCGGGCTATTCGCTGATTCGTGCGGCCATGATTGACCCAATCAGCCAGGCGCTTAACTTCGGCAGTATCCGCACCGGCATTACCATGTCGACGCAACAGAAGGCTGTCGTCAACCAAGCCGCCGGTTTGGACGTGTCGACCATCATTGAGCAACAAGGCTATTACCTGCAAATTCTCGACCCTGGTGCGCAAGTGCGCGGCAATCGCGGAACGCCGGTAATCAACTTTTGGTACACCGACGGCGGCGCGGTCCAAAAAATCACCGTCGCTTCTATCGACATCATGTAAGGGGCCATCATGGACACCACTATCACCAGCGCGAACAGCGTTTTTACCCTTGTGGTCGCGGGCTTGTTCCCGGCCCCTGTGCAGCTTCAAGGCTACGCAATCGACAAGGCGTTCACCACGGAGGCCATTGACCTGGCCGAAGTGCAAATGGGCGTTGATGGTCGCATGACCGCGGGCTTTGTGCCCAACCCGGTCAAGCAAACGATTACGCTGCAGGCGGACAGCCCGAGCAAGGACATTTTTACCGCCATGATTCAGGCCATGAAGACGGCGCGGGAAGTGTTTTACATGTCGGGTTCAATCGCGTTGCCTTCGACCGGCGAATCCTTCACGCTTACCCGGGGCATTCTCACGAACGCCAAGCAGATCCCGGACGCGCAAAAGGTCTTGCAACCAGTTGACTACATCATCACGTGGGAAAGCGTGAACCGCTCCCTGCTGTAATCGGTTCGCCCAATATCGGCGGCGTATGCCGTAGCGTAGCACTCTCCCTGCGCGTGCGATATTGGGCCCTTTATTTTTCGGAGAGGTCAACGATTCGGAGAGGAATCACCATGGCTCGCAACGTAGCAAATTTCACCATTACCGACGAAGGTCGGGACAATGGTAAGGTTTTCGTCCTTACCGAAATGCCCGCCAGCCGGGCGGAATCCTGGGCAATGCGGGCGCTTTTGGCACTCATGGCCGGCGGCGTTGAAGTCCCGGAAGGCTTTGAGCGCATGGGCATGGCAGCAATGGCTGAAATTGGCATTAAGGCGCTGGCTGGGCTCAAGTGGGAAGTCGCGGAACCGCTGCTTGCTGAAATGTGGTCGTGCGTACAAATCATGCCGGACCCCAGCAAAACGCACCTTGTCCGCAATCTGATTGAAGAAGACATTGAGGAAATCACGACCCGGGTAAAACTCCGCGCCGAAGTGTGGAAGCTGCACACGGGTTTTTTGAAGGCCGTCGTCCACTCAATCTCCGGCGGCGCCCGGGCGGCGACGGCCAGCAAAAAGGGTTCGCGGAATACCTGAACATTTCGGCCCCGATTGCGACCTTGCTATCCAAGCGAATTGCCACACTTCACGAATTGGATACGGTCTACGGGGTCCGGGACGTCTACGATATGCTAGAGGTCATAACGATAGACGATTACAATAACGCATTGGCAAACCAGGAATAGTCCACATGGCTACCATCATCGACAGCTTACTTGTGAAACTTGGCTTAGATTCTTCGGAATTCGACGCCAAGAAGTCCAAGGTCGACAAGGGCCTCAAGGATACCGGCGGCGAAGCGGACAAGACCGGCGCCAAACTCAAGAAGAGCGGTAAGGACGGGGCGGAAGGCTTTGAGAATGTAGCCAAGAGCGCCGCCAAATTCCTTGCCCTCATTGGCGGGACAATGGCCGTAAAGCGGTTCATTGAAAACCAGATTGAAGCGAATGCCGCCCTTGACCGCTTCGCGCAAAACCTCGATCAAAGTGCAAACAGCATTTCCGCATGGGGCAACGCTGCCGAACTGGCCGGCGGCTCTGCGGAAGGGCTGCAAGGCACCATGGACATGCTCAGTAAGTCGCAAACGGAATTGCAGCTTACCGGGCAAAGTGGCCTTATCCCCTATTTCTCCGCGCTTGGCGTGAGCCTGGCCGATACCCAAGGCAAGGCCCGGCCGGTCAATGAGCTATTGCTAGACCTGTCCGACCGTTTCAGCAAAATGGACCGCACCACCGCCAACAACATGGGGCGGATGATGGGCATAGACCAAGGGACAATGCAACTTTTGCTTAAGGGGCGTTCCGAAGTTGAATTGATGATTGCCCGGCAAAAGGAGTATGGGGCCGTTACCAAACAGCAGGCCGAAGAAGCCAGCCGCTTGCGTAACGCCATGGTCGCCAGTAAGCAAAGTTTTGAAGCCTTCGGCCGCGAACTGCTGTCGGCCGCGACGCCCGCGCTGGAAAAAATGTTCGCCATCTTCGCGGACTTTGGCGCATGGATCCGGGAAAACAAGGAGTTCGTCCAAACCTTCCTTACCATTCTGGCCGTCGGCCTTGGCGCCGTTGGTGCGGCGTTGATTCCCATCAATTTGACTGCGGCGGCAATTATTGGCCTAGGTGCGGCAATCGCTCTACTTTGGCAAGACTATCAAACGTGGAAACGCGGGGGCGATAGTTTCTTCGGGGACGATTGGAAGATGGTTGAAACCGGCGTAACCAAAGCCGGCAACGCTATCAAATGGCTACGGGACATGATGGGTGACCTGATCTATCGGGCAATTGCGGCCGCTGACGTTGTGGGCGCCGTATTTTCTGGCGATTGGAAGCGGGCCAAGTTTGCCGCAGGCGAGTTCGTGAGCGGGAACGGCAAGACCTACGGTAGTGATACTACATCACCGCCCCCCGTCGCGGCTCCCGCATCTAGCGGCAAACGTTCGGCAGGCGGGTCGCCAGAAGAACAGGCACGCCTTACGGGGTTAGAGCAAAAGTACGGATTGCCGGCGGGTATTCTCGACAACGTGTGGAAAACTGAATCCGGGCGAGGTCGTAACATGACAAGCCCTGCCGGCGCACAGGGTCATTTTCAATTTATGCCGGCAACTGCGGCTCAATATGGACTTAAAAATCCAAACGACTTTAACGAATCATCCGACGCGGCTGCGCGAATGTATCGTGATTTGATAAAGGCGAACGGCGGGGACGTGAGCAAGG